TTACGTTAATGCTCAATAGACAGAAACTCCTAGAAGAAGAAATGATAACGCTAGGCGTTAAGAGGTATCGTCATGAGAATACCGAAGCTAAGAAAGGTAAACATGAGTCTACTACTCCTGCTGGTATACAATTCATTCGCAAAGGTTGTGGCAAGATTGTCAAAGCTTTAGACCAGCTTAAACTTGACTATGCTAAAGGCATACCTGTCCAGTGTGAAAAAGAAGTAATGGAGCTATTGACTACCTCTGTGTCTTCTGAAGTAGTAGCCTTCCTAGCTCTTAAAGCTTGTGTTAATCATTTGTCTACTCCAGTTAAACTAGTCAAGGTAGCCTTAGAAGTAGGTTCATTCATAGAAGATGAAACCAGGTTTAGAGCCTTTGCTAAAGAGAATGCTCCTTTGTTTGGTGTGGTGACTAGAGATCTCTCTAAGAGAACTACAAACTACAGGAAACAAAAGAGAGTACTTGTTCACTCAGCTAATAAAGCTGGCATTGAGTGGCATAACTGGTTGACAGCTGATAAGACTAGACTAGGTACTCTACTGGTCAAGATGGTCTGTGATGCTACAAAACTATTTGATATAAAGAAACATACCAGTGATAGTCATAAGAAGTTTAAAAAGGTGTACTGGCTTGAAGCTACTGAAGCTTCACTTAAATGGATAGACAATAAAAACAGTGTATGTGAGCTATTGTCACCTGTCAAAATGCCTTGTTTAATATACCCTAGAAAGTGGGAAAGTGTATACGATGGTGGATACTATCAGTATACTAAAATGAATCTTGTTAAATCATCAGATGCAACGTATCTTCAGCAGTTAGATAATACTAATTTGAAGGAGGTGTTCCATGCAACTAATATCGTACAAGGAACAGGGTGGAGAATTAACCGTAAGGTCTTTAAGGTTATGGAAACCCTATATGACAATCAATCAGTGTGTAAGGTCATCCCAGAAGCTGGACAAAGACACATGGAAACGTCATACCCTAAGACAGGGACGAAGGAAGAAATAATAGAGTGGAAAAGAACAGCAACTTTACTTCACAGTGAAAATGTCAGACTTAAGACTAAGCGTATACAATTCGCTCAACTTATGTGGATGACAAGAAAGTTTAAAAATGAAAAGGCCATATTTTTCCCTCATACCTTGGACTTTCGTGGACGGATGTATGCCAACACAGCCTTCCTCAATCCACAGGGTGAGGATACCGCAAAAGGACTGCTTGAATTCTCTACGGGAAAAGCTTTGGGTGATACAGGACTTGCATGGCTCAAGGTACACATTAGCAATTCTTGGGGGTTCGATAAGGCATCCCTGGAAGAAAGGGTAGAGTGGACAGATGAACACGAGAATGATATTAGGGACTGTAGCAATGACCCTCTTGCTAACCGTATGTGGATGGACGCTGATAAACCTTGGCAGTTCCTTAGAGCTTGCTTTGAGTTTTCTAATTGTAACGGCTCTCCTGATTATGTCAGTCATCTGCCTATCACAGTAGATGGTTCTTGTAATGGACTACAACATTTCTCTGCTATGCTTAGGGATGACGTGGGAGGCTCTGCAACTAACCTTATCAACCATGACCAACCAGAGGACATCTATGAGATTGTCAGAAGAGAAACTGAAAAAGGAATTGTTCTGGACAATAATCCTGAGTTTAATATATGGGGTGCTGGTGGTTGTCTTTCTCGTGCCTTGGTTAAACGTCCAGTAATGACCACACCTTATGGTGCTACACTATACGGAATGAGAGATCAGATACATGAAGAACTTAAGAAGCAGTTGGATAAAGGAACGGTGTTTCCTGGTATTGATAGTAGCACTGATATGTGGCCTCATTGTAAGTATCTGGCTTTCCATATCTACGATGCTATTGGAAGAGTTGTTGTCTCTTCTAGAAAAGGCATGAAGTGGTTGCAAGATGTGGCTAAGGCTTCTAACAAACTACAGAGACCTATCTACTGGACACTTCCTACAGGTTTTGTGGTTAAACAAAAGTACATACGGTCAATAGTAAAACAAATAAAGACGATCATAAATGGACGCATGGCTTCCCTATTTGCAGGAAGTAGTGACGCTGAGAAGATGCACACATTTAGACAGGTCAATGGTATTGCTCCTAACTTTGTTCATAGCTTAGATGCCTGTCACCTCATGAAAACTATAGTCAGTGCTAGAGATAATTATGGGATTGAATCCTATGCTGTAGTACATGACTCATTTGGTACTCATGCCTGTGACATTGAACAACTAGGTATAGTACTACGAGAAACATTTGTAGAAATGTACAAAGAAGATGTACTAGAAAAATTTATGAAAGAACAGGGAGACTTAGAGTTGCCTAATCTTCCTGAGTATGGTAAGTTAAATATTGAGGACGTAAAAAATGCAGAATTCTTTTTTAGCTAATTCAGATGTTAAGAAGGTTTCATTAGGAATGATGGCAGTAGTAGACTCGTTACAAAACTACAGTAAGTCTGAAAGACACGCTATAATTTTAAGTGTGTTCAATTGTTTGTACAACAATAAACTTCAGGATTACTATAGTGTATCAGATGTAATGATTATGGTAGACTCAATGAGAGAAGAGTGCAAACGCACAAAGGTTCCCGAATTTGGGGGAGCAGAACGCTACATCAAAGGAGAATTATAATGTCACAAAATAAGACAAACTATCTAGACTTTGTATCACCTGTCGGACGTGCAGTACATCCTTGGTTAAATACTCCAGACACTAAGTTTAACAAGACGGAGTACTCAGTACAGCTTGTGTTTAGTAAGGAGGATGCTAAGAAAATGAGTGATATCATCCTTCCTCTCATGAATGGTGGTGCTAACAATCCACTCAAGCCTTACTTAGATGACCAAAAGAATCCAACGGGTGAGTACATTGCTAAGTTTAGTTTACCAGCTGAGACTAGGACTCATAAGGGTATTTGGAAACGTACTCCTATACTTAGAGATTCCAATGGTAACAGGGTAATAAATGCTAACATTGGTGGTGGTAGTATGTTAGAGATCGCTTTCCAAACCAATGCCTACCCTAAAGAAGCACAAGGTGGTGGAGTTAAACTACTACTTGTAGAAGTTAAGATCCATAAGTTAGAAGAGTATGCTCCTAGTATCAAATGGGGTGAGACTAAAGGTGACTATGTAGCTCCAGCTCAAGAGAACTTAGAGCCAGCGTTTAGTACTGAGAATCTAGATGCCGAAATGTTCTAAGTCTGTCATGCGAAGGGGCATGATACAGGGGTATAGGAGTGGCTTGGAGAAATCCATAGGGGAACAATTGGCTTCCTTGAATGTTTCATTTGATTATGAATGTGAGAGGATTCCCTACATCACTAAGGGTCACACCTATGCTCCTGACTTCAAGATTGGTAACTTATACATCGAGACTAAGGGTTACTTCCTCCCGAAGGACAGGACTAAACATCTTCTCCTGAAGGAGCAGTACCCTGAGATGGACTTAAGATTTGTCTTCACTAATCCAGATCAAAAACTATATAAGGGAGCAAAGACAACCTATGGAGAGTGGTGCAAAAAACATGGATTTATCTTTTCCAAAAGAAGCATACCAGAATCTTGGCTCAGAGAGTACCTGCCTAAGACATGAGCCTTGTCCTTCCTGCGGATCTAAAGATAACTTAGCGAGGTATGATGATGGACACGCATATTGTTTTACTACTGGCTGTGATCACTATGAGCATGGTGATAACAGTTCTACTAGCAAACCTAAGAACAAAACACAAAAGAATAGAGGTGCTTTCACTCCAATTGGAGGAGAGTTTAAGGAACTTCCAACGAGAAAAATATCGGAGGAGACGTGTAGGAAGTATGGATACAAGGTAGGTGAGTATGACGGACAAGCAGCTCAACTAGCATCGTTTATTGAAGATGGAGTTGTGGTAGGACAAAAGATTAGACTCAAAGGTAAGGACTTCAGAGTTATAGGTAACTGCTCTGATCTGTGGGGTAAGCACCTTTGGAGTAGTGGTAAGAAAATATGTATAACTACAGGAGAACTGGATGCACTCAGTATTGCAGAAGCTCAGAATTGTAAGTGGCCTGTGGTCTCTATTCCTAATGGTGACAAATCAGCTAAAAAAGTTATTGCGAAAAATCTTGAGTGGTTGTTGGGGTTTGATGAGACTGTGCTTATGTTTGACATGGATAAGTCAGGTCAAGAAGCAGCTCAAGAAGTGGCAGAACTCTTTCCACCAGGAAGATGTAAGATTGCCAGACTTGGAAAGAAGGATGCCAGTGAATTACTATGTGCAGAAGGAGGATCAGCAGTAGTAGATGCTATCTGGAGAGCTAGAGTACATAGACCAGACGGGATCATAGCAGGAGCTGATACATGGGACTTGGTTAACTGTCCTATGACTGCTAGTGACCATGAGTATCCTTGGCAAGGACTCAATGATAAAACTCTAGGAGCTAGAAGAGGTGAAATTGTTACATTCTGTGCAGGTACTGGTGCAGGTAAATCTACAGCTGTTAAAGAAATCGCTTCTTATTTTCACAGTAAGGGTGAGACTATCGGCTATATTGCTTTGGAAGAATCTGTTAGACAAGCTGCTGTAGACTTTATGTCTATTGAAGCCAGCATGATGTTACACTTAGAAGAGGATTTGAATGAGGAGTTTAAAAGAAACATATGGGAAAAGGTATTTGCAGACAATAGATTATATCTGTATGATCATTGGGGGAGTTTAGATGCTGATGTTTTGTCTAGTCGTATTCGTTATCTCGTTCACTCCTGCGATGTTTCTTGGATTGTGCTTGATCATCTCAGTATTATGGTCAGTGGAATTGAAGGTGGAGATGAAAGACGATTGATAGATAACATCATGACTCAACTTAGATCACTAGTAGAAGAACTTAATATTGGTATGTTCATTGTCTCTCATTTAAAGAGACCTCAACAAGGAAAGGGACACGAAGATGGCAAACAAGTCAATCTCTCAGATCTTAGAGGGTCAGGAAGTATTGCTCAACTCAGTGATTTCGTCATTGGACTTGAACGAGACCAGCAGCAGGACGGTGAGACCTCTGTTAGAGTACTTAAAGCAAGATATAAAGGCTCATCTACAGGACTTGCAGGGCAGCTCTACTATGATACCAATACAGGAAGACTCAAAGAATGTGGAACAAGCTCAGTGGGACAGGATAGACCAGATGGACAAGAGGCTTTCTAAATTGGAAGAACAAGTGTATCCTAAGAGAAACATTTTCCAGGAGAGACCATGAGCTTAGACCTAATAATAGACCTAGAGACAGACGGATTACTTCCTACTGTTACTAAGATACATTGTATCGGGATGTCTGTAGTAGATGCTGAAGCAGGACAAGTCTTTGCTAATCAAGAACCATATGATTGTCTTGAAGATGCCTTGGAAATTATGAGTGCAGCTAGGTCTATCACTGGTCATAATATTATTGGCTATGACTTTCCTGTGCTAAAGAAAATCTTAGGGTGGACTCCTAGTAAACATACAGAGATTGTAGATACTTTAGTTCTCTCTAGGTTGTGTCATACTAACTTGTATGAGGTAGACATTAAGGAAAAAGGTATTGAGTCTAAGCTCTATGGTTCACATAGTTTAAAAGCTTGGGGTGAGAGGCTAGGTGTTCATAAGCAGACTCTAGGTACAGCTGGTGATGATGTATGGAGTAAGTTTACTCCTGAGATGGCTGAGTACTGTGTACAGGATGTGTCAGTTACGGCACACCTAAAGTATCACTTTGAATCACTAGAGTATTCTGAAGATGCGATGGATTTAGAGCATGACTTTGCACAGATCATTCAAAGACAGGTAGAACATGGCTATGCGTTTGATGTAGACAAAGGTAGAGAGCTATATGTAGGACTACTGAAACGACAAGAGACATTAGGATCAGCTCTTAGAGCAAGCTATGGTACTTGGTTCATATCAGAAGGTGAGGTAACTCCTAAAGTAAACAGTAAGAAACGAGGCACTAGTAAGGGAGCTGTCTATAACAAGATTAAACGTATAGAGTTTAACCCTAACTCCAGGGATCACATCTCTAGATGCTTGATGAAGCAAGGATGGAAGCCTGAAGAGTTTACAGCTGGTGGTAAACCTAAGATAGATGAGTCAGTCTTAAGTCGCTTAGAGTTACCTAATTGTAAAGAGCTTAAAGAACACTTCTTAATATCCAAACGTATCTCACAATTAGCGGAGGGAAATCATGCTTGGCTTAAACTTGAACGGAATGGTAGGATATATGGATCAGTTAATACAAATGGGGCCGTCACTGGTCGTTGTACTCATAGCAATCCTAATGTTGCCCAAGTTCCGGCATCGTACAGTCCATACGGTACTGAGTGTCGTAGTTTGTTTAGAGCTAGTACGAATCATTTACTGGTTGGTTGTGATGCTGATGGTCTAGAGCTTAGAGCATTAGCAGGTTATCTTAAACAATTTGATGGAGGCACATATGCCGAAGCTGCCGTCAGCGGAACTAAAGAAGCTGGAACTGACATCCATACTATCAATATGCGAGCACTTGGAATCGACTCAAGAGATACTGCTAAAACTTTTTTCTACGCATTCATTTACGGAGCAGGAGACGCTAAACTTGGTACAATTCTTGGTGGAGGAGCGAAGAAAGGTAGAGAGTCCAGAGCTGCATTTCTGGCTGGAGTCGATGGTCTTATGGAGCTTACCGATAGAGTTAAGCAGGTATTCAGAAGGCGTGGGCATCTCATTGGTCTGGACGGACGGAAGCTCCACATTAGAAGCGAACACTCTGCTTTAAACACATTACTCCAGAGTGCAGGGGCAGTCCTAATGAAGAAAGCTCTGATACTACTAGACGAGCGATTGAAAATGTATTATGATCATTGTGATTATGAGTTTGTAGCAAACATTCATGATGAGTTTCAAATAGAGGTCAAAGAAAAGTATGCAGAAGAAATCGCAAAACACGCAGCTGAATCTATTCACAGAGCAGGACAGTACTTTGAATTTGGCTGCCCACTTTCCGCAACTAGCCACATTGGAAAAACTTGGG